CACAGGTGTTATCCGTCTTATCAACGGACGAGAAATACACCTAAAAGGTTCCGATAGGCCGGATACGCTTCGCGGAGTCGGCCTCAGCTACGTAGTCATGGACGAGTACGCATCCATGAAACCCGAGGTTTGGGAGCAAATTATTCGCCCAACCCTCTCGGACGTAGAAGGAGGAGCCTTATTCATAGGGACTCCGGCAGGAAAAAACCACTTCTACAAGCTGTTTCAAGAGGCTGCAAGCCCTCGATTCAGCGATGAATGGCTAGCCTACACGTTCAAAAGCGTTGATAATCCCTTTCTTAACCCGAAAGAGATTAAAGCCGCTAAGCGAAGCATGTCCAAGGCTTCATTCAAGCAAGAATTTGAGGCATCTTTCTCCACCATTGGTGGTGCAGTCCTTAATCCAGAGCTAATTATCCTTGGTACGGAGCCTCCTGACGGTGATTTTTACATTACCGTTGACCCAGCAGGCTACGAACCCGAAGATTTGAAGAATCTTGCTGCAAAAGCCTCCAATCTTGACGAAACAGCCATCGCAATCGTTAAAGTAGGCACCTACGGGTGGTGGGTAGCAGATATTCACCACGGGCGATGGGATGTACGAGAGACCAGTATACGCATTCTACGGGCAGCCCAAATCTACCGCCCTAAGGTTGTAGGAATCGAAAAAGGTTCCCTCAAAAACGCTCTAATGCCCTATCTCAAGGACCAAATGCTACGACTCAACACGTTTCCTAACGTAGCAGAAGTCACCCACGGAGGCAAGAAGAAGATAGACCGTATCCAATGGGCTCTGCAAGGCCGTCTAGAACACGGCCGATTAAAGTTTAACGACGGTCCATACCTAGAAAAACTCACCGATCAGATGGCAGATTTCCCCAACCCTCTTGCCCACGATGACCTTCTCGACGCTCTAGCGTACATCGACCAAGTTGGTACGGTGATATACAACGAGGACATTATAATAGATGACTCCTACGGAATTCCGTTGGATGATATAAGTGGGTACTAATGACTGATACATCAGACTTAGCTACATGGATTACCGCCAAGGTTAAGGCTTGGGAGAACTGGCGCGACTCCAATTACCAAGAGCGTTGGGACGAATACTACCGCTTATGGCGTGGTATCTGGATAGAAGCAGACAAGAATCGAGCAGGCGAACGCTCACGCATCATTTGTCCCGAACTAGCTCAGACAGTAGAGACTATGGTAGCGGAACTAGAAGACGCTACCTTTATCCGCGACCGTTGGGTGGATATAGCTGATGACGTCCAAGACCAAGACAAAGCTGACGTGGGCAAAGCTCTCAACCTTCTACTTGAAGAGTTTGCGGCTAACGGAGTACCTGACGCTGTTAGTCAGAGTTACTTCAATGGTGCTCTATATGGTACCGGCATTGCTAAAGTTGTGGTGGATAAAGTCAAGGAGCCAGTTGTAGAGAACAGCGGACTACCCAGCGTATCTTTCAAGGATAAGTACATAGTTCGTGTCATCCCTATAGCCCCTCGTAACTTCGCTATCGACCCGAACGCACGCAACGTAAATGAAGCTCTAGGTTGTGCCCACATTCTTAAGGTGCCTATGGCATCAGTTCTCAAGAAGATTAGTGAAGGTATCTATCGTAACGTACCAGTTAATCCCTACAACGGGATGGTTGAGCGTATTGATAGCCTTGGTGAAGCAGAACTACAAGACCAAGAGACCGAAGCAGTCAAGATAGTTGAGTATCACGGTCTAGTACCTAAATCTTTACTAACAGTAAAAGAAACACTGTTCGACAAAGTTGCGCAGGCTATAGAGACTCTTGACACCACCGTTAAGCCTCCAAAGGAGGGTGGTGGTGAGCTGGCTAGCGAAGAGCTAGTTGAAGCTATCGTAACCATCATCAACGATGAGTTTGTAGCCCGAGCTGTAGCCAACCCATTCCTAATGGGAGACCGCTCTATCGTAGCCTATCAGCACGATACGGTCCCTGACCGTTTCTGGGGTCGCGGAGTAGCCGAAAAAGGTTACAACCCACAAAAAGCACTAGACGCAGAGATTCGTGCTCGAATTGATGCGCTAGCCCTTTCCACACAGCCTATGATGGGCATCGACGCAACTAAGATTCCAAGGGGCGAGACCTTCGCTGTACGGCCCGGACGGAACATCCTCACTCAGGGCAATCCAGCAGAAGCCCTCCTACCTCTTAAATTCAATCCTCCCGACCCCCACACTTTCCAGCAAACCCAAGAACTACGGGAGATGATTCAGCGTGGTACAGGTGGCTACGAGCTACCAGCAGCCATGTCCGACGCTAATCGTATGGCCGCTACCTCGATGAGTATGGTAGTAGGCTCAATGATTAAGCGTAGCCGTCGTACTCTAGCCAACATCGAACGCCAGTTTCTACGTCCACTAGTAGAAAAGGCTCTATGGCGGTACATCCAGTTCAATCCTGAACTATTTCCTCTACGAGACTACAAGTTCAATGTCAAGGCTACAATGGGCATTATGGCCCGTGAGTTTGAGCAGGGCCAACTAGTATCTTTACTTAGCACCGTTCCTCCAGAGAGTCCTGCTTACTGGATGCTTATTCGTGGCATCTACAGCCATAGCTCAATAGATAATCGTGAGGAAATGATTAAGTTCTGTGACCAAATGATACAGAACGCTATGAATCCTCAGCCTCCTCCACCAGACCCCAAGATCATGGTGGACCAAGCCAAGCTGGAGTGGGAAAAGGAAAAGTGGCTAGATGAGAGAGACCTAGAGACTCGTAAGCTAGAACAGCAAGATGAGATGTTCAAAGCGGAAGCTAAGCGAGATGTGGGCGAAGGCTACATGCAAACTGCTACAGCAGCCCTACAGATGGTTAAGGCAGAGACAGAGAAACTACGGGCTGAAAGCGAAGCTATGAAGAACATAGCTGCCGCGCAAAAGTCTATGGTCGAAGCTCAGATGGCTGGATTCCAGCAACAGATGGACGCTCTTATGAAGGTACGAGATACCTCAAAGAACGAGACTAAGGAATCGTCTAGCGAAACCTCCAAGCCTGATGGAACCAAGACAGTCAAGAACGAGAAGGTATCTAAGGCACCCGACCCAAACACCTCGGCTACAGACCCAATCCTAGAGAAGCTAACACAGCTAATCGAAGGCCAGATGAAGCTAATGCAAGGCAACGCTAGCCAGACAGCTAGCCAGCCTAGCCCAGAGTTGGGTGGAGTCTTTGAGAAGCTAGCTCAAGTTATCGAGCGTCTAGAAGGCAAAGTATCAGCCCAAGATGAGCAGATAGGAATGCTATCCGCTCCCAAGCCTAAGAAGCCTCGTAAGGCTCCAAAGCTAGAGCGAGACGAACAAGGTATGATTAAATCTGTAGACGGTGTTCCTGTCACGCGTGACGAACAAGGTCGTTTAGCTGGCCTAGAAGGCCCTCTACCGGAGTAATACATGGCAGCTAGTCTAACATTTTATAACAGCTTTCGAGAGTACGTAGCGGACGGTACTATAGACCTAGATACGCACACCTTCAAGGTGATGCTTGTAGCTAGCGGCTATACTCCGTCAACTGCCCACACAGTTAAAGCAGACGTTACTAACGAGCTATCTACAGCCAATGGTTATACAGCCGGGGGTGCCACACTAGGTTCAGTAACGTGGGGCCACAGCGGTGGAACTGCTACCTTTGACGCCACTGATACAGTGTGGACTGCTTCGGGTGGTTCTATTGTAGCTCGTTACGCAGTTATCTATGACGATACAGCAGCCAGCGACGAACTTGTTTGCTACATCCTTCTTGATACAACTCCAGCCGATGTAACCACCACAGCGGGTAACACCCTTACTTTACAGTGGAACGGTTCAGGAATTTTTACTATAACTTAGTATGCCATTAGTTCTTAAGCACGCTACTAACATACAGCTAGCCGCGAAGTTTCGGGAACGTTATAGAAACGCTACGGGTATGGAAGTAGGTCGTTTGTCTAGATGGCTGCTTAATCGCATAAGCGATGGTACATGGACCGACACGCAGGTGCGCAACGCTTTCGGGCTCAACGTCACTCAGTACAACAACCTGAAAACCCGGCTCTCCGAGAAGGCTACATGGTATGACTCCGTCATCGCGGATGCTGGAGAATGAGCATCGTAAACACCGTCATCGAGCAATATCCGCAGGCAAGCGGCGCGATAGACGTTGTGGAGCGGCACACCGACCACCTTGGCAACCAATACATGCGGATGTGGACCGCACGCAAACACGATATTCAGG